GTGTCGGCCGGCAATTGCCCAAACTGGATGTATTATATCACACGCCCGATTTTAAGATGGTGGTGGATAAGGTTTCTCAAGGTCACAACATACCTAGAAATGAAAAACGAATTGTGATACCATTCTTCAATGAAAAATGTGAACTGATTGCATTGCAGGGTCGCAGTCTCGATCCAAATAATTCGATGCGATACATCACGATCAAAGTTAAAGATGTTCCTAAAATATATGGTTTAGATCGTGTCGATCCCACCGAAACGACATACATCACGGAGGGTCCGCTCGATTCTCTTTTCCTAGATAATGCAGTTGCAATGGCGGGTAGTGATATAGACAAAACATTTTTTGATGATTTTTCTAATGTCGTTTTCATATACGATAATGAGCCAAGAAACAAAGAGATAGTAAAGAAAATCGAAAGTGCTATTGACTATGGATTTTCGGTATTTTTATGGCCAGAAAAGATAAAAGAAAAAGACATAAACGATGTTATCATGTCGGGAATTGATAGTTCCGAATTGCAGAGCATTATAAGTAGAAACACCCATAAAAGTTTAGAGGCAAGACTCAAACTCGCATCTTGGAAAAGATGTTAAAATACCCACAAAAAAGAGGAAAGTATATGTTAAAATTAGTTAATACTATTAAGGATTCCGATGCCAGAAATGTTATGTCTCAGGCAAAATTTTATGAGTCATATTCGCGCTGGTTAGAAGATGAAGAAAGATACGAAAGTTGGGATGAATCGGTCACGCGAGTCATGAATATGCATCGTGGTTACTACAAACACACAATGTCACCGGAATTAAATTTATTAATTGATGAGGCAGAGGCCGCATATAAATTGCAATATACATTGGGTGCTCAGAGAGCATTACAATTTGGTGGTGATCAACTACTGAAACACCAAATGCGTATGTATAACTGCACATCTTCCTATGCAGATCGCGCAGCATATTTTCAAGAATTATTTTATATTTTGTTGTGTGGTGCCGGTGCGGGTTTCTCTGTCCAAAAACACCACGTTGCAAAAATTCCAGATATCAATGAGCGCAAAAAACAAGCAAAAGGTTGGAAAGTGGAAGATTCGATTGAAGGTTGGGCAGACGCGCTTGGTGTCCTGATGTCATCTTATTTTGTTGCTGGTGGAACATTTCCAGAATTTGAGGCACGTAAGGTGTATTTCGACTTGTCAGAAATCCGTCCACAAGGCGCGGAAATCTCTGGTGGGTTTAAGGCCCCNGGCCCNGAACCTCTNCGCAAGGCTCTTGATAAGATTGAACATCTGTTGCAATCGCTGGTGCTAGCAGGCGTCACAAGGTTGCAACCTATACATGTTTATGATATCTCCATGCACGCCGCAGACGCAGTGTTAGCAGGTGGTGTGCGCCGCTCTGCGACTATCTGTTTATTCTCGCCAGATGACGAGGAAATGATGGTTGCAAAAACTGGTAATTGGTTTGTTGACAATCCACAACGCGGCCGGTCAAACAACTCGGCGGTAATTGTGCGTGATGAGATTACCAGAGAACAGTTTTCAAATTGTATGAAATCTATCAAAGAATTTGGGGAGCCCGGATTTTACTTTGTGGACAATACAGAACATACTACAAACCCATGCGTCGAAATTGGTATGTACCCCCAAATAGATGGCGAAAGCGGTTGGCAGGGTTGTAATCTTACAGAAATCAATGGTGGCAAATGTACTACAAAAGAAGAGTTCTTTAAGGCGTGTCGTGCCGGTGCGATTCTGGGAACATTGCAGGCAGGNTATACCGAATTTAAATATCTAAACAACACAACACAAAGAATTTTTGCGCGTGAGGCATTGCTCGGTGTATCGGTAACAGGTTGGATGAATAATCCAGACATTCTACTCGATGCAGATATTCAACAACAGGGCGCAGCGATTGTCAAAAAAGTCAATAAAGAACTTGCCCAATTGATCGGAATTAATCAGGCAGCACGAACAACATGCGTCAAACCGTCTGGCAATGCATCTGTGTTATTGCAGACTGCATCTGGCATTCATGCGGAACACTCTCCGAAATATATCAGACATGTGCAAATGAACAAGGAAGCAGAAGTTTCTCAGTTGATCGCCCAGTCGAATCCTTACATGGTTGAAGAAAGTGTCTGGTCGACTAGCCGCACAGACTATTGTATCGGTTTCCCTATAATTTCGCCAAAAGGATCGTTGTATAAAGAAGATCTGTTTGGAACTGATTTGTTGGAAAAGGTGCAACTTGTTCAGCAGAATTGGGTTGAGCATGGTACGAATGTTGAATTGTGTGCTGATCCGACAGTTCGTCATAATGTTTCTAATACTGTTACAGTACCAGCATCGCAATGGAATAAAGTAGAAGATTATTTGTTTAAAAATAAAGAATACTTTGCGGGTGTTTCTTTCCTATCTGGTTCGGGTGATAAGGATTATCATCAGGCACCAATGACAGAGGTTTTAGAGGAAGATGAAATTGTTGCAAAATACGGTCGCGGTGCAATGTTTGCTGCGGGGCTGATTGTCGATACTCGCAAGGGTTTTAATAACTTGTGGGAAGCAACATCGATCGCACAAATGTCTGTCGAATATCAGGGTGAAATTTCTGACTTGCGGGCAGAGTGGATTCGCCGATTTAAAAAGTTTGCAGATAACTACTTTTTGGGTAGCACCAAAGAGGCTGAATATTGTCTCAAGGATGTTTTCTTGCTGCATAAGTGGACAAAGATCCAACAAAATCTTATGCCAATTGATTTTAATGCTCAGCTGGAAACCAAGAAATTTACAGACATTGATACAATGGGCGCAGTGGCGTGTCAAGGCGGGGAGTGTGAAATCACTTTTTAAAAAATTAAGTATCCTATATATGATGAATTTATATAAAGGATACTTAAAATGGAAATGATAGGTTGTAATATTTGCGCTGGAGAATTTTCTATCGAAACGCATAACAGCGAAGATGTTCGTTTTTGTCCCATATGCGGAGAGCCTCTTGAAGATTACCTAAATATAGGTGAAGAGGTTGATATGGATAATGATGAATGGTTAGAAGAATAGGTGGAATTGATTATAGTTTAACATGCCCAGCGGTATGTATATACACAGGCGAGAAAGAAAATTTTAACTTTGAAAGTTGTATGGTTTTCTTTCTCGCTAATCAAAAAAAATACGAAGATTTTCAGTATAAAAATATTGAAGGGTCTTTACAGATAAAAAATTACTCTATTGCAGAGGAAAGATATGATTTTATATCGGACTGGGCAATGGATATTTTAATCTCCAATGATATCACAGATGTTGCTATAGAGGACTATAGTTACGGTTCACAGGGCAAGGTATTTCATATCGCAGAAAATACCGGATTATTAAAATGGAAAATTTGGCAAGCCGAGATCGAATACAAACTTTTGGCCCCAACAGTGATAAAGAAGTTTGCGACCGGAAAAGGAAATGCAAACAAAGAAAAAATGTATGAATCATTTTTGCAGGAAACATCGAGAAATCTACATGAAGAACTTGTCATTAAATCTGAAAAGATCGGCAATCCGATGTCTGACATCGTAGACTCGTATTATATTTGTAAAATGATGCTCGACTCTCAGGAGTCAGCGTAATATAGATAGAGATAAAATAGAAAAATAATACTTGACTCTCGGCCTGTTTTGTGGTACATTAAGGTATAACAAAGGTGGATGATTCGTGAATATCTTTATATTAGATAAAAACCCCAAAGTCGCAGCACGGTTGCAGTGTGACAAACATGTGGTAAAAATGATAGTAGAAAGTGCTCAGATGCTTTCTACTGCTCACCGTATGTTAGACGGCACAGAAACCCGCCGCAAATCGAAATCCGGTAAAACTATGAGTAAGTACTGGGAACTCTCCGATGTGCGTGAGAGCGTCTTATATAAGGCTGTACATATGGGCCATCCATGTACCGTGTGGACAATGATTTGCGATAATAATTATATGTGGCACTATGATCATTTTTCAGAATTGTGTCGAGAATACACATACCGTTATGGAAAAGTTCATCTAACAGACACTCTATTGCGTACTGCATTGGCATCCCCACCCAAAAATATTAAAAATGGGTATAAATATGCAATTACTCAATTTCCCTTAGCAATGAAAGCAAACCCCGAATGTATGATTGAAGGCGATCCAGTACAATCATATCAAAAATTTTATCAGACTAAACAAGAAAGGTTTAGTATGGTGTGGACAAAACGTAAAGTACCAGAATGGTTCAATCAAAAGGAAACAACATGAACCCTATATTATATATTTTAATGCGAACCGATATGACTTCATTAAATGCTGGTAAAGCGATGGCTCAGGCGAGTCATGCAACCAATGCGTTTATTCAAGAATCAGAAAGAGTGGACGATCCAGAGATAAATGAACTTGTAGAAATGTGGTCAACACAGACTTGGCAGTCGTTTGGTACTGTTTTAGTTTTGGGTTGTACAGAGACGGAAATGAACGAGGCCGTATCTCGCTCAGAGTATCAAGGCGCTGCATTGGAAGGTGTTGTGCATGATCCGACATATCCTGTTCGTGATGGTGCCGTGACACATTATGTTCCAGTTAATACATGTGCATTTATCTTCGGTGACAAGGACGACCTTGACTTTCTCGATGTTTTAGAATTACATGAATAGGTTAAAACTTTTTCGAAGGTGGTACTGCCACCTTCGTCGAGAGGCTGATGAAATGTATGGGTCAGATCGTTGGGATCTTTCATGGTATGCACAATATAACCGTTTTAACTGTATCATGTGGGCATGGTCTAACTCGGCGACACATGAAACTGATGGAAGTTATAGAAAGTTTTGAAAAGGTGTTGACAAAGTATGCATATGTGTGTTATTATTAATAATATAAACAAAACAGAGAAGAGAATATGATTCTAATAGACCTAAGTCAAGTTATCATATCCAACCTAATGACTCAAGTTGGACCCCGTACTACAGAAATCGATGAGATGTTAGTGCGACATATGATATTGACAAGTATACTAAACATAAAGAAAAAATTCTCCGCTGAATATGGCAATATCGTCATATGTTGTGACAATAAAAACTATTGGCGGAAGGATCTGTATCCATACTATAAATATTCGCGGAAGAAAGAAAGAGAAAGATCTGAAATTGATTGGAGCCTGATTTTCAATACGATGAATGATGTCAAACGCGAATTGAAAGAGGTGTTTCCTTATAAGATTATCGAACAAAATCGCGCAGAGGCAGATGATATCATTGCAGTTTTGACGCAGACATTTGCACCACACGAAAAGATGTTGATTATGTCTAGTGACAAAGACTTTAAACAGCTGCAAAAATATCCCAATGTCGCGCAATATAGTCCCATGCAGAAAAAATATTTGCAAGAAGACAACCCTGTAAAATATTTGCGTGAGCATATTATTCGTGGCGACAAATCAGATGGTATTCCCAATTTCCTTAGCGACGATGAGGTATTTGTGGAAAACCGTAGACAGAAACCTATTACAAAAAAACTTTTGTTGGGGTGGATGGACATGTCTAGAACCCCAGAAGATTTCTGTGATGCAAACATGTTAGAACGTTGGAAAAGAAACGAGGCCCTAGTTGATTTAACAAATGTACCCGAAGATATTAGAAAAGAGATTTTGGACAAGTTTGAGCCTGCACCCGCAGGCGACATGAAAAAAGTCTTTAACTACTTTATTAATAATCGTATGATGATGTTGATGGAAGAGATCGACGCATTTAAAGAAAAAGATTATAAATCTTATCACGAACTAGACGTTATGAGGACGGCATGAAAGAAAAAGCAAAAAATTATAAGTGTTACTCTAAGGTAATACCGATCGTATTTCAAGACCATTGCTATGGTTTTGAGGTTAAAATGACTGAAGTGAATAGTATTTGGTCGCAAGATGGCAGATCTGTCGTTTCAAAGAAATTCTTTGTCGACGAAACAAAGGCCAAAAATTATGCGGAAACCGTTAGAGTTTAAAACTCTAACGGCCCACGAAAGGCGGAATTGTGTATATAGTTGAAAATTTTCTTCGACGTGAAGATCATCAAAAAATTGAAGAATTTATCTATTCAGACGATTTTGAATGGAAATATGTCGCTTTCAAATCCATACCCAGAGATGATGACATACAATCCGGTCATGGATATCATAATCAACAGATGTCTAGAACTATTTATAATAGCGTTACGGGTGTGCGTGATATGAAATATTTACCACATTTTATGCCTGTGGGTGCCCTACTTTCACCATTTGCTGCGTTGAGAATGAAAATTAATTTTCAATTTCCATGTGCAGAGGTTGTTCAGAGTCCATTTCATCATGATATTGTGATTGAACAAATTCCTAATGATGTCAAAGTTTATACTGCGATTTTGTATTTAAATACAAACAACGGGCACACTATTTTTAATGACACTGGGGAGAAAATAGAAAGTAAAAGAAATCGGTTGGTAGTGTTTGATGCAAGGAGGGCCCATGCAGGAACAAGTTTTACAGATGCGCGGAATAGGATTGTTATTAATATAAATTTCATTCCATCGATCGAAACTGAGAAGTTTTTAGAAAGAAATAACGTTTACTATAAAAAAGGCAACCAATAATATGCAACAATATCCTATCGTATTTGAAAACTTTTTTTCTGATTCTGAGTGCAAAACTCTTTTAGAACTGGCCACAGACAATGAAGAACTATTTGAAATGACTGCATGTCCCATTCCAAGATGGGACAAAAGAAATATCCACGCATATATGCTTCAAAAGAATCATAAGACCGAACACACCGTTCTTTTAGAGGTAGCAGAACGGATACAAAATAAAATTCGAGAAATTGAAAATGACAAAAATGTTTGGTTAGAAGTCCCTATGTATTCACGTTGGCTGCAGGGTGATGATTTGATGCCCCCACACGCAGATAATATAGAACCGGATGGAATAACACCAAACAGTTCGCCATGGAGATCGCACGGAGTTGTTTTATATTTGAATGATAATTTTTTGGGTGGAGAACTATATTATGAAAATCACGACATGACAATAAAACCAATGGCCCGGTCTTGTGCCATTCATCGCGCGGGCCTTGTGGACCGACATGGAGTTCTCGAGGTGCAAAAAGGAACACGCCAT